TCATCTGCTGGCCGGCGTCGTCGGTCCACTTCTCGACGTAATTGATGTCCGCCTGGAGCTTCTCGACGTCGTTGATGGAGATGGAGTAATACTTGCCCTTGTCGATGAGGAGGTCCACCTTGCCGGGAAGCGGCCGCTCGCGCACGAGCTTCTGGCCGATGGTGTAATCCCGGATGGTGATGTCGGGGATGGTACGGATGTGGACCGTGTCGCCGTACTTCTTGATTTCCAGAGATGTTATCGGCAGGCTCTTTATCCTGCCTTCTGCGTCTTTCGGCGCAGTCCAGACTATATCTTGATCATTGCTCTTGCGTGTCTCCAAATTTAGTGATACACTTCTCGAAAGCTTTGGAGGTTCGCTATGGCAGAGAAGAAATTCTTCATTACCAGAGAAGCCCTTGCTGAGGATTATCGTATACTTGGAACGCTTCAGGCTGTCGCCGATAAGCATGGTGTCAGCAAAAAGCTCGTTCTCAGGTACATGAAATCTTTCGGTCTCTCGCGCCGTGGACCCGTTGATCCCGAGAGCGTCGCCGTTATGGTTCGAGAAGGTAAATCCATGAAGGAAATATCTTCCCTGCTTGGCATTACCCGGGAAAGAGTCGGGCAGATTTGCGCCCAAATCGGCGTCAAGCCCGTTGACCCCTACCACCCAGGAAAGGCCAAGCATAACGGCTACATTCTCATCTATTCCCCCCAGCACCCTTACCGGAACAGTAAGGGATATGTCCCGGAGCATCGTCTCGTTATGGAAGCCCACATTGGCAGATTCCTTACCGAGGACGAGGCCGTTCACCACAAGAACCGAAGGAAGGCCGACAACCGAATCGACAACCTTGAATTGATGTCTGTAGTCGATCACGTTCGCCTGCACCACACTGGAAAAGCGGGAAGGGGTCCAGACAAGCAAAAGCGCAAGAAAGGCTAGAGCAATAACCCGCCCCATTCGTGCGAGGTTCGCCATACCGAAAAGGGTTAGGCTACTTCTCGTAGTCGTTGAACGTTCGGCCCGTTTCCGGGTCGCTTCGCTGCGGATTGTCCAATCCACGGCATTTTTACGGTGCGCCGGTCCATCGCTGGCCGGTAGCGTATCCGTGGCTCTCAGGAGGTTCCCGCAATTAAGGGCGTTTAACGAGGGCAAAATCATTACGATCAACCCTCATAATCCGTGTTGCAAATGGCGCCGAACACGGTAGCCGTGTAGAACTTCACGAGCGTCTTGCCCGCCCAAATCTCGGGAGTGTAGGTCCCGGAATGGGTGGTAAGACCCGAAGATACGGGGTAAGCCATGGTTGGTCTCCTTTTTCATGGCTTCCCTCCGACAAGGTACTTACCGGGCCGGGGGCCGTGTCGGCGACCCCCGCTCACGCTCGTCAGACCCGGGTCTATCCTTGGATCCTCCCCTCCGTGTTGGCCTTAATGATGTCCGCGTCCTTCTTCTTCATCTCGTCGGTGATCTCATTCTTGGCCGCCGCTTTGGAGAGCTCCGCGTAAAATTCTCGAACCTCTTGCCGCGTGTAGATTTTCCCCGCAGGTGCCGGTTTCCCGTCCGCGGGGGGCTGATGGACGACGGAGCTGGCCGGCTCGATCTGCTTGGCAGGGTCGATCCGGTGCTCCTGTTTGTTTTTATTTGCATAGCCGGGATTGGCGCTCTTGAAATCGTTGAAGATCTGGATGACCGTCGCGTAGTCCGATTCCTTCTGTGCCGCCTGGAGGCGGTCACGCCGGGTCTCGTTGCTGTACGGAAGCCGCAGATCCAGCCAATCGTTGAAGGGGTCGCTCCCGTTGATGGGCTCCCAATCCGGCACCTTATCGTTGATTTCCTTCCAGAACTCTTTGACCTTCTTCGTCTCGAGCTCCTTCCGGATCTCGGCGATTTCGTCCTGGTTCTGTGCAGGTTTCGCCTGATCTTTCTTCGAGAGGGCCTTGATGAGGATCCCGAGGGTCTTGTCGTCAAACCCCTCGCCCCTCAGATATTCCAGGTCGTCCTCGGAGAGTGCGGACAGGTCGATCTTTCCATCGTCTGCCGGTGCAGGCTTTTCGGTGATCTGCTTCTGCAGCTCTCCGATGAGCCGGTTGGCCTCCGTCAGCTTCCCCGAGAGGTCGCTGGTTCGGTCGGTCAGCGTCCGGACCTGATTCTTGAGGTTGTTCAAGAGGTTGACGTCGTCCTTGAGCGCCTGAATCTCGCTGTTGTACTTGCCCTGGAGGGTCGCAAGTTTCTGCTGTGCCTCGGCCAGCAGCGCCTTCAGACTGTCGACGGTCTCCGCCTGCGCGGGCTTGTCCTTGTCCCGGTCTCCGGTGGGAGTTGCGGGAACTTCGCCGGCCGGTTTCTCCGTGGAGGCCTGCACCTGCTTCAGAAGTTCGTCCGCCTTGTCCGCCCGGGCCTGTACTTGCGCCGGTACTGCCATGGTGATGCTCCTTTCGGGGGCTGCCTGTGGCGTCTCCCCATTTGATTTATTTCCCCGTGAGCGCCTTTCGGTCTGCGACGGGGTTAGTAAGCTCGCAGAATCACATACCAGAATCCGTGGACCGTGCTCGGATCGGCCGAGCATGTCACGGTAAGCGTGTTGGCCGTCATCACGGCCTTCAGGATCGTGTCGGTATCGTTCGTCACGGAGTAGCCGACAATCGGGATGTCCGTTGCCAGCGCCCCGGTTACGGTCACGGCCTCAGCCGCGGCACCGCCGAGCGTTGTGTGGAGGCCGGCATAGGCGATGTAATGCGTCGGCTTCCTGGATCCTGTCCCGCGGGGCCTGAGCACCATGTAGTGCAGCGAATGAGCTGTGCCGGGGTCGGCGGACATCGTCACCGTCAGGGTATTCTCCGTCATGACAGCCTTGGCGATGGTGTCCGTATCGTTGGTTGCACCGTATGTGACAAAAGCAATATCGGTTGCGAGGGCACCCGTCAGGGTGATGGTCTCCGCTGCCGCCCCACCGACGCCACCGACGCAGGTGTGCGTGCCGGCGAAAACGATGTCGAATTCCGGGACGCATCCCTGCCGGAGCACGCCGTAGTTGTAGGCGTGATCGGTAGAAGGGTCAGCTGAGCATACGATGGTCAGGGTCTTGTCGGTGATGATCGCCGAGACGATATTGTCCGTGTCGTTACTCACCGAATGTCCGACGATTCCAATATCCCACTCACTCATGGCATCGCTGATCGTGATAACTTCCGTGGTGTCACCGCCAGCCGAGGCAATCCCGCCGCCAGCCCGATAGAATCCGTAGCCGGGCTGCGGGCCGACGGGCCGGAACTTGCAGGATGTTTTTGTGCCGAGGTTCATCCACATCGGCGTCATGCCGAGCACTGCATCGGGAAGAATGAGCAGGCTGCCGGGGTTGTAGCCGGAAGCACCATCTGCCGGAATTGTGTCAAACGAGGACAGGGTGATCGTTTCCTTTTCTTTGCCGAGCCTTAGCTTGCCTGCCGAAAACTCTTCATACCTCATTGTGTTGCTCCTGAACCGCTAAATTTAGGGGAGAATGAGCGTGCGGCCTACTCCCACTACGGTTTGCGTTGATTTGCGCGTATCTTGTCGATCGTCCGGTCTGCCTCGTCGGCGATTCTGAAAAGCGCCTGGAGGACCTGGCAGGCCCCCTGCCGCTGCCGGAAGACGTCCGGGTCCATCTCGATTCGGTTGGCCTCGTCGAGGCGCCTGAGCTCGTCTTTGAGCCAATCCCGCATGCCCATGGTCTCGGGCAGCGTCGAGAACCGCGAGAGCGAGGACAGGACGCTCAGGGTCACGTTCGGGTCGTGGTTCGGGACGTAGATCATCAGGGCCTCACTTGGGCATCTTCAACTGGACTTTCTTCACCGGGAACGGCTCGCCCGCCTTTTTCAGCGTCTTGATGAAAGCCCGCTCCTCATAGTTCGGCTTGCCAGCCGTCAGGACGATCTCGTAGGCCTTCCTGCTCGGGAGCCGCTTCTTCCCGTAGAGCTTCCGGGTCGCCTTCACGGTCATGGTCTCGCTGACGTACTTCGTCGCCTTCACGGCCCCGCCGTAAATAATCGCCCTCACACATTGGTCCGCGGCCTTGTCGATGATTCCTCTCGCTGCTGCCATGTCCTCAACCTCCTTCAGTTTTTCCAATGTTCAGACGTCTTGATTCCCGTCATCAAGAAGATCCGCTTCGTGTCCTCAAGCCGTGCGTTGGTGACGATGATGTACCCGATCTGCTCGTTTCCGATCTTCATGGTGATCGGGTCCATCTCGGTGCGGCGTACCGTCAGGACGTCGCTGATGAAGCAGACCAGCTCGTCCCGCTGGTAGATGTAGACGCCGCAGCGCCAGGCATCGTTGCCCTTGTATTTGTTCCGGTGCTCGACCTTTATCTGCTTCTCGCGCATTTCCTTGTCGAGCTTCGCCGCGTGCCGGATCCTCGCCTCGTAGGAATTGACGTTCGGGGGCGGCTGGGGGTGCGGCAGGCCGAGGCTCACCAGGGTCCGCCCGAGGCACAGCTTGATGAACGCCACGGCCTTCTTCATGTCCTTGCCGAAGCTGTACTTCTTGGCGTTCTTGATCGCGTCCTTGACCATTTCGAGGTCGTTGGCGGCGATTTCGTCCAGGGTCATGTTCTTTTGGTAGGTGTCGGTCATGGCTTCACCGCCTTCAGACAATCGTGTTCGGTTTTCACCGTGACCATGATTGAGTTGAGGGATGATCCTTCCACTTCGACAACCTCAAGTGTTTCAAGGCATTCAGAGCATCGGGCCAAGATCATGACCTCGTTCTTCTTTTCCATAACCTCCTCCTACTGATTGAACATCCTTACGTCTTTCCCGGCCATTGGCTGCCCGTCCGGCCCGAGCTCCTCGGCTTTCTCGGGAGTGGCGGGCCCGGCACCCGGCGCCGGACCTTCGAGCAGCGCGACGATCTTCTCCGGCGCGACCCCGAGGGCCTGCGAGAGCCTCACGACTACTTCCTGAACCTTCTGCTGGACCTGGGTGGCGATCATGTCCTCCCGGCGAGGCACGATCTTCTCCGGGTCCATCTTGAGCGACTTCGCGTTTTCCCTGAGCAGCTCCGAGCGGCCGTCGATGCCGATGATCTGCATGTCGATGGGGTTGGCCGTCGAATCCAGGAATTCCTTGCGGCGGATCTGAAGCTGCTCCTGCTGGATGAGGTACTCGGAGGCCCGGGCCTTGATCCGGCAATCGCCCCTGGCCTTGTCCGGCTGGGTCAGCATGATCGTAAGCCAGTGTTCCTCGACGGATGGGGAAATCACGCCACGGTCGATGTTGCCGGCCGCGTTGCGGAGGCCCTTTGCCGCCGCGTTCATCAGCATGGAGAGGCCGGAGGCCGTCGCCCCGGCGCCGCCGACCTTCTCGTTGCCGTAGATGTAGGCCGGAATCCCCGTAACCTCGGAGCCCTGCTGGAAGAAATAGTCGTAGATTTTCAGGAGTTGATCGACGATGAGCTGCGGCTGGAAGAAGTCCATGGGCTTCTGCGAGGCCGACTTGATCTTCTCCGACGAGAATTCCCAAATCTTCCAGGGGTAGATGTTCGTCCGGTCGCACTCGGCCGGGATGAGGTCGACGAGCTGCCAAACCTGGGGGCCCGATGCCACGGCCGCGTTGTTGCAGATCGCCCGGGCTGCGGAGTTGCAGATATTCTGCACGTCCCGCATGACCTCGGGGGGCGCCTTGCCCCAAATCGAGCCGTTCTTGTGGCGGAAGCTCGCCGAGTAGATGTTACGCCGGCCGAGCGGGTGAGGATTCAGACGGGCCCCGATGACGTAGGGACCGACCGAATAGGCGATGATGGGGTATTCCCGGTATGGATCCGGGATCTCGTCGACCTTCATCCCCCACTCGCGGAGCATGAATCCCTGGACCGAGCCGAAGAACTTGATGCCGTCGATGTGCCCCTCGGGGTCCTGCATCTCGTTGGGCCGGTCGTGCAGGTCGGCGATCTCCGTATCGTAGGCCACCCACTCCCGATAGCCGTTGGCGTACTGCTTCAAGACCTGATCGATCGCGTCATTGTCGAAGCCGTCAACGCCGCGCAGGGCGTCAAGGTCCCGGCGGGTGTAGCGCTTTCGGATGCACAGATCCCCGTCCTGGATCGTTCGGGCACCGGCCGAGGGGTAGACGTCGAAGAAGTCGACGCGCTCGTATTCCTTGACGACCTTCTCCGTAACCGTAATCCGCGACATCATTGAGCCTTGGATGGGCTCCCAGGCGAGAACGGAACGCCGGCGATAGATCGGACCTTCCATGAAGGCGGTGGGGTATGTGGCGAAATCCTCAATGAATTCCGACAGGCATTCATACCATTTGCCCTCGACGAGTTCGTCGTCAACGCTGTCCTCTATGGAGTCGGCGTCCTTTTTGGCCTGGGCCCGGATCTGTTTCAGGAGCTCGTCCTTGAACTGCTCAGCTGCCTGCCGGTAGTCGTC